AGTTTGGTCGAAGTCTGTAGCCGCTGATGTAGCCAATGATTTTAGTGAACCTAAAATTTCTTGGTCGATTTCAGCAGTGATTTCCATAGCAAGTGCTGCCATGATTTCTGCTTCAACGTCTAAGCCGTGCATTGAATTGGCATCTTGTGCCGCTTCAAAAGTCCAACGTGCAGATAGTTTACGAGTTTTCGCTTCAACTGTTTGCTTAAGAACTTGAATTGACATTTTGTTACCTGCTTCACCTTCAAGGCTTGAAGTTGCTGCCGGAGCCGCTGAACCGTCGCCTGAGTAGTTGTTAGCAATATCAAATGGTGAAAGTGCTTCAGCACCTGCTGTTGCGCCACCGGCTGATTCTGCATAACGTACTCTTAGTGAGTGAATTTGTCCAACTGGACCAGTCATTGGCTGTACGCCGATGATTTCGTTTGCAATAACAGTTGGCATAACACGTCTAATGATTGGTAAAATAACTTTGTTTAAAGTAGCAATATTACCAGCCTGTGTTGCACCCGCTGCCGCACTTTCTGTAAGTGCTTGTTTTGTGTTTTCTAAAACTGAAGACATTACATCACGCTTGTTACCTTCTAGACCATCTAAAAGTGTTTCACGTGTAGTGTCCCAATTATTTCCTTCGAAAAGATTTTCCATCTTTCTCTCCTGTTTCTGGTTATTATTTAAGTCCAGCCAATTTCTTTAACTGGATTATATTGGCATCGCTACCTTGTGATGTTGCTTCTGAAGTTACTACTTCTTCAACTCTATCACCAGTGTGTTCTGTTACTTTGCCTTCATTTAACGATTGTTTTGCCTCTGTTGAGACGTTCTCATTCAAAACTGCAGGTAAATATTTCTTAAATGCAGATTTTAAATTAGTTGTTTTTACTGTTTCAAGTAAATCAACCATAACTGTACGCTTATCTTTGCCTAGAGGCGATAAAAGACTTTCCATGACCTTGTTTCGGTCCATTCTGTCTTCTAGCACTTTCTTTGCAGTTGAAACGCTTGAAATGGCTTCTTCTTTTTCAGTAATTGTTGCTTCTAATTTAGCAATCTCAGTTGCAGATTCTTCTAATTTTTTAGTAATCTTAGCAACTTCAGTACCTTCACTTAGTTGTGAGGTCATGAATTCGCCTGCGAATGTTTCAAAAATTTTACGGCCAAACTCGTTTTCTTTAGCCGCTTGGATGTCCTCTTTAAGAACAGCCAATTCAGAACGTAAAGCAGTTTCAATAGTCTTTTCGACTAGTTCTGCTGAACGTTTGATAAATGAATCCTTAGTTTTAGTAAGAATTTCTTTACCTTCTGCTACCATGCGTACTTTAGTTTCTACTAAATCACGCTTATCATCGTGGAACTCTGCCAATTCACGTGAAAGTTGTTTAACAACGAATTCTTTAGTTCTATCTAAATGTTCGTTAACTTTCGTGCGGTCGGCTCTAAGTTCTTTAACTTCATTTGCTAATTGAGAAGTAATGAATTTTTCAAGGAGCGATGCATGTTCAGAAATTGCTTTCTTATATGCAACACGTTCTGCGATTAGGGCTTCACGGTCAGTTTTGAACTCATCCATTTCAGTTTTGATTGCTGATGAAAGCATGTTATCCATGGCTTCTACAATCACTGATTTGTCATGTTCAAACTTCTGTGCGAACTCTTCACGCAACTCGGCTGTTATCTCCTCTCTTGCTTCATTTATTTGTGCTTCCCAAGCCTCTGATATTTGAGTTGAAACTTCTTCACCTATAATATCAGACTCAAGAAGGCCAGCAAGGATTTCATTTGTTGCCATTGTTGGTTCTCCTTCTTCTATTAAAGTTTAAGTTCTCTAATGAACTTAACTATTTCTTTTGACAAGTACTTTTGTGCAGACTTGTCGTTTTGAACACTTTGGGCTAGTTTCCATGTTTCGTATCCGCCGTTCATGTTCATTAATCCTTCGTATATTGCTTTTGGATATGCGTCCGGGGCACTTGGCTGTGCCACAATATCGACAGTGATAATTTCATAATTGCTCACTTTACCAGCGTGGTCAACTTCACCAGAACCACGAGATGAGACACCTAAAGTGGCACCTGACTCGATTAATGTTCTAATAATGTTACCCATTGGTGTAGGAACAATTTTAAGTTTACCAAAGCCGTTTGCACCATCCATCCACATATTTTCAATTATATGCGAAACTCTATCAACATTCACTGTTAATTCTGGTGGGTGGTCGCATTCACCTAACACTGGAAATCCTTCTTTAATTCTTTTTTGAACTGATTCCACTGCTTTGGCTATCTCGTTTACCGGATACATTCTTTGGTTAGCATTCTTAACGTCACCTTGGACAAAAATGCCTTCCATGAACATATTCTTTTCACCCGCCTCATTCTCAACGATTTTTGATTTAACGTTTGCTTGATTATGTGTATATTTTTCAATAAGAACGGTCATTGGTTTCTCCTAAAAGAGTTATATTACTTAGGCTTTCTTCGGTGCTGGTGCTTTCTTGTTACCAACTGTGTTTACATTGCCTGTTTTCATATCTTCTGCTGATGCTGAACCGCCTGATGTGTTACCATCGTTTTGTCCAACTGCCGCCGCGTCACTTTCGTCTGCGCCGCCATCTTTAGCAACTGGTGAAGAACCTTCGCCATTGTCGCCTTCTTTAGCAGATGCTGGAATTGTATATTCTTCCAACTTCTCTTCTTCTTCGTTTTCGTCTAAATCTTCAGATGCGGCTTCTTCAACGGCTTCTTCTTCAGTTTCTTCAGTTTCAATAACTTCTTCTACTGATTCTTCCATTTCAGGCTCTTCAATATCTAAATCGATATCACCCATGTCCATGTCCATTTCTTCGCCATCATCTTCTGCATCGTCTTCGCCAGCCATAATTTTTTCAAATTCTGCTTCTAGGTCAGATAACGCTGATTCTAAATCTTCAACTCTGTCTTCAATCTCTTCAGCAGGTGCTTCTTCATCACCCATTTCTAGGTCTTCTTCAGCATCATCGTCAGACATATCTTCATCGTCAAACATTTCTTCATTTTCAATTTCATCAGAATCTTCTTCGATATCATCGTTTAAAGATTCGATTTCTTCTGATTCTTCAATTTCCTCAAGTTCTTCTTCTACAACTGTGTCGCTTTCGTTAAGAGAATCCTCGTGGATTTGTCGTGCTTGTTCAACAACAAAGTCATGTAAAAGCGATTCTGCTTTTGCTGTCTCTTCGTTGATTAACAATTCTAGCACTTGTTCTAGTGTACTTCTTGACATTATAAGTCTCCTTAATAATCTTTTAATAGCCACTACAATTGCGGCAGGGTTATAGAAACAAGCAATGCGCCAATTTGCCACAAAGTGAGTTTCATACACAAGTATTTATAGGGATTATGTCGGGATATTGGGAAAATACTCGGAAACGAGCATTTTTTTCGGTTTTCTCACCGAACTTAAGATATTTAGTAAGTTTTAATATTATTTAAAACTATACTTAATAATGAAATTTACAACGTTATAAGTCGAGTGCGCCGCCGCCAGCAGGTGCTTCATCTGAAGAACCGCCGTATTGCTTCTGAACTTGTTCGTTCTCAGACGCTTTCTGAAACTTCCTGTACTCTCTTATCTTTCTAAGTTTAGAAAGATGCTCAAGGGTCAAGCGAATTTTACGAGTGTCTTCTAAATCAATAGCAGTAAACTCGTCTTCTTCTGGCGAATAGTTTTCATTTATTTCAATATATTTCATACTAGTATTTATACATTCTCGTCAGTTTCTGGTTCGGCATTCTCATCACCAGAAATTACTGAATCGTCAGTAATTTCGTCATCTAAGTCACCTGCATCAAAATCGCTATCATCAAAGTCACCGCCTGAAGGTCCTGGAGATGCTCCAACACCTTTAAGACCATCTTCACTTCCTTGAAGTGGGTCTTCAACATCACGTTCTTCTTTCCATAACATTGAGTTTTCTAAGATTTCTTCTTCAGATAATCCTAAGAAACGTTTCATTGCAAAACGCTTACTGATGTAATCTGCGCCTTCGACACTCGTAAACACATTCATTGCTACTTGGTCTACTTCTGCTTGACGATACTTACCGAAGTTCTGAACAACATTAAATGATAAGTCGAAAGAACTGCTTTCAATTAAAACACCACGATGTTTTAAGAACATCTTAAACTCTTTATCTAATTCTTCAACAATAAGTTGTTGTAGTCTTTCACAGTATTTTGTAAATCTAAACTCTTGTATCATTGCTGTGCCAGTTCTACCATCGTTAAATGCAGAACCATTTGCATCCATACCACCCAAGTAACTTGGTGGGACACGCAAACCTCTTAATAGTTTATCATTAAAGAACTTCAAGTCATCAATTTGACCTAAGTTTTCACCACCTGGAAGTGTTTCAACTTTAGAACCACGACCTTCAGCCGTTTGAGCAAAGAAGTAATCTTCCATAATTGATAGTGGATTGTACGCACTATCAACAACGTTAGCACCACCACCAGTTTTAGATGGGATTCTACGTTGATGAATTTCATTCTTAATACGTTCTAAGTGTTGACGTGCTTTATGAGTTGGCATATCACCAACGTCAATATAAAATACTCTACGTTCTGGCGCTCTTTGAACACGATAGATAATAATAGAGTCTTCTAGTAATTCTTTTTGTTTATATACTTTAAATACAGGCTCAAGCATACTTGTGCCGAAAGGCCAGTATTGGTCGATACCTTCACTTAGAGATACGTGAATAACATGTTTGGCATCAATTGCTGTTGTAGTAACATCATGTGCGAAACGTGAGCCTTCTGGAGAACCAGAAGAATAACTTTGTTGCATACCAGCAGTCGAAGTAGGAATACCCATCTTTTGATGGCCCGTCTGTGATAGTTTAACTGTGTCTGCTGTAATGTTAAGACTTTGCATATTGATGTCTAAATCTTTAATATAATATGCTTCAATCTTTTTACCTTTGCCTTCATTTACGACAACTTTTTCAACTTTTGATGGATTTACCCAATATAGTTTGTATGTTTCTGGGTCTCTTACGAATAATTGGTCACCATACTTAACTGTATTTCTAAAAATTCTAAAAATACGTTTGTTCATTTTATTCATTGAACACCACTGACGTAGTGATTTTTGAAGAACTTCGTTTTCAGTAAACGATGGGTCGTCATTGTATTGAATGTTAAATGGCAGTTTAGTAGTTTCACTAAACAAGGTAGAAAACTCAGCAATCGTATCTAATGCCGCATTAACCTCTGAATCCATGTCCATTTGGTCATATTGCCCATATCTTTGGGCTCTATTGGGTTGTCCCATATAGACTTCTGGTAGCCAACTGCTATATTTTGAACTAGAAGCATTATTCGATGCTGGTCCTGTCTCTGTTCGGCGAGGCATTCCGTCGTAAGTTTTAAAGTACTTTTTCCAAGTCATAATCTATTCCTAGTTCTTTTATTTATATTAACATATTCCGTGTTCATTGTCAACCATCTTATCTATTAATTACCTTTCAATTCACTAATAAGTGCATTCAGAGAAGCCATCAATCTTGTTTGTGTTGTTCTGATATCATCTTCAGCATTCGGGTCTTTTACATTAGCCATTTGAAGTGACACCAAGGTTGCTTTAAGTTGGGCCGCTGCCGCTCTTCTCTCCTCAATATCGGCTTCTGTGTTGTTTTTAATTTCTTTTATCATATCTTGTGAATAAGACGCAAATTGTTTATTTTGGTTGTTACTTATTGTACGAAGACCACCACCATCATCCAAAGATGTGAAGTCCATTACACTTTTGTTATCATTACTGAATACGCTAGTTCCGAAAATACTGGCAATACCATCACCAAGCATGGAAGGAATATTCAAAATCTTCATGGCAATTGTTCCAAGGCCAACAACTGTCTGTTTAGTCTGTGTTGCCGCATTGTTCATTCCATCAATAACATTTGCATTTGCAGTGATTGTTTTAGCCGCTTGTTCCGCAAATCGTCTATTTGTATTTGTTAAATCTTTTACATTTTCGATAAATCCAGGCATTAGGGTATTAATTGATAACTCTTTGCTGATTTCTGCTTGAAGTTTTTGGTCTCTGTTCTCTATCATTATGTCATCTTCCAGTGTACCTTTTCTTTCACCAGCATCTATTGCCTCGAGGTTTTGCAAACCTTCTGCCGTTCGACCAATCATTCCTATATCACCACTCGCTATTCCAACTGCCTTATTCGCTGGGTCACTAAAGAGTGCTATTAAATCTTTACTGAATTGTACTCCTTCAGTTGCTATATACGTTCGAAATGCATCTCGGCCCTCTATTTCTAATACCTTTGATGCCTCATTAGCAAATTCTATCAGTTTCTGTCCACCCATTGTGCCAGCCGCCTCCTGAAATTCTTGAGTTTGCATGAAATTGCCTTCACCTGCTGACAATCTTACGGCTATCAGTTTCATTATTGGATTGTCCATTCCGCCTGCCATCCTTGCAGTATCTTCGACGGCCATTCTCATTTCTTTTGGAAGAGTTGCTAACATACCACTTTGTTCATCAGACAAACTGTTCTTTAATATCGTTGCCGCTTCAGTCATTGAAACTTTTAACACATTTGAGGTGGCTGTGACAGTAGACATGAAACCATCCATGCCTATTCTCATTTGTGCTTCATCTCTATTTCGTAGTTGTCCACCTATTCTTAGTGAGTCGATATATTCTCCAGCGATGTGGGCAACCTGACCAAATTCCAAATTGAATTTTTCAATTATGCCACCTGGTCCTCTTGCCATTTGGTTAACAAAATCTAGTGTACCCTTTACACCTTTAACTCCGACTGCTTCTGAAAATTTGCTAGTGAATTCTGCCGCTTGTCCAAA